ATAGTACAATGTTTGATATACTTTTCTACTTTTTGTACTTATTTTTAATCGTTCCCAAGTCATATTACATACGGAGCATATCTTTACCAATCTATCTGCCGAGGTCTGATATACTTTACTCTTACGTACCCTTTTTGTTGTATCCGTATGCGAGAAATATATCTTCCCTAGCATTACATCAGCTAAAATACTACCTAATTCAACTGCTTTAACTAAGGATTGACTTAGCAAGTCATCTTTATTTCTTCGCTTCATTTCTCTTCTTCAATTCAATTATGTAAGTTTCATACATTATATACATTGTTGATTCGGGAATACCATTGTCCTCCATATAATGTCTTATACTTACTACTTCATTAGCGTTATCCATAAAGTCTCTAAATTCCTCGTATAAATGATCGAAAATTATATCATTCTCTGTTATCATCTATGTACTCCCAGCTATCTTCTGTTACTTCTTGCATTGTTTCTGCACCTACCCAAGCGGATACTATTTCATCAGCCTCTTGGTAGTTAGGATAGATAATAACGCTCTCTACCTCAATATACCTACCTTCAAAGCCATTCTGTTCTAGGTCTTTGATTATGTAATCAGCTTTACACCCAGAATGGTATCTATGTTCCAAGTCTTTGCCTTTGCCTAATAATTTTATCATTTTTCTTCTCCTGACATAAGTTTTATTACATCTCCATAAGATTCATCTATATCTGTTGGTAGTTTCGACTTGGTTGGTGCATAGATAGAATATAGTAACCATTCTATCTCTTCAAATCTGTTGTCTGATTCGTGGGTAATCCAATAAGTAATCTTTCTTATTTTTTCATCTATTGTCATATTATTTCCTTTCTTCTGTTTTAATTTAAATGAGCGTAAGGCAAAGCCACTATCCAAGTCTCTCCAACTTGACTAATGTAACTTTCACCAAATACATAATAATTTTGATCGTGTACTTTTATCCTATCTACTAATTCACTTAGTGCTAATTCTATTCTAATGTAATCATCTTCATCATGTACATCATTTTTATCTATTTCAGCTTTTATAAAATCAAAATTGCTTTCGTAACCTTTAGACTCTTGCCATAAATATTCCTTACCATTGTTTCCATTGTTATCTTCATCTTGTATTAAATCGACAATTTGCTCTCCTAATTTATAATTTGTATCTATTTCTACAACACTTACATCAACTTTTGTTATTTTATACATTTTATTTCCTTTCTTGTTTTAATGAGAAAAAGAACCTTTGCTGGTTAACGAATGTTGGGTTTTTATAGCCGTCAAAACTTCTTCTCTTGTTTATTAAATGAAAGCGTGTCAGGTCTTTTATGGAATTTACGCATCCCTGCGAACTGCCGTTTTATCAAGTCAATCTTCAACGCTTTCATCATACCCCTTATACTACCTTGTTATACTTTTGTTCCAATTTTTTTCTAGTTTTTTCATTATATTTAATGATAGCATCTACAATAAAATCGTGATACCAATCTCCCCGCCACGAGTTCTTCATAAATCTAGTCTCTTCTTTATTGATAAGTATATCAAGGTCTAGTATTGCAGTCCTGACGTTATCTCCGTTAATCAGTTCGCCATCTTCGTTGTGGTCAGGGAAGTGAACAAATACTTTCCTTTCGTTGTCATCATCTACTACGATTCCCGTATAAAAACCATCTCCACATACTCCGTTCCTATGATATGATAATTGTGTTATTTTCATATTAATTTCCTTCCTTGTTTTCTAATTCAATACATTTATTATTGTAAACTTCTTGCATTGAGTCCCAATCATATACTCTAGTTCCATCCTCTTGTACTTGGTAATACAATGGTATTTCTATTGTCTCTTTTTTCATTATTATTTCCCTTTCTTGTCGCTTGTTTGAAAAATATCTACACAAAATATGTCCATATATTTATCTTTAATTACTCCGTAATCATCGAAACAATCGTGATAATTATTTGGTAGTTTCTGTTTCATCTTTATCATTAACTCATACCATTCATAATCTGTGTAATCTATTTTAAAATACTGCATACTATTCCTTTCTTGTTTCGATCAAAATTGTTGTATTATAAATTTATGGTCTAGTCCACCATCGTACCTTATTAATTGTGTATGTTCTGCAATATCGTCTATCTCTTTTATATTGTGTTCTTTGGCATAATCTTCATAATCTTCTAAAAATTCTGTAAATTCATCATATTCTGTAAAGTCGCAACATATCGCAATCGCATCTAGTTCCATCTCAAATCCCGTATCTTCTTCTAATTGTGTAAGGTATTCGTATAGTGCTACCTTCCCTTCGTATGAAAAATGATTTTCATAGTTAGGGTAGAAAGCATTTACAAAGTCGTGTTCATTTATTGTTCTTTTCATTTTATATCTCCCGCCTTATCCAATTTATTTATTATTTTTTTAAAGTCCTTATTAAAATCACAAAGAGTGTTAATATCTACCCTTCTTTGTAATTCTTTTAATTCTTCAATTATTGTTAGCGTTATCATATTCATTTTTCCTCCCTTGTTTACTTATCTAATGCTTAACTATTTAAAAAGTTCCAAATTAAATTAGCATATCAAATAATAATTCTTCATCCTTATCTAATAATACAACTGCTATCTCTTCATCTGTGTCATTTTCTTTTAATACTACTATTCCACCTTCTTCATCGCAACATTCGCAATCGTGTGAATATCTGTATAAATGATAGTTTTCTGTGTGATTAATAATTTCTGTTTGCTCCATAGATTCTACCATTTTATAGGTAATTCCCTCTATCGCTTTATCAAATTGTTTATCTGTCATTTTTAATACTCCTCTAGTCCTTCTTTTAGTTCTGCTTTTGCTTTTTCTATATCATCATTTTTTACTACTACGTGCGTGGTATCATTAAATGAATCACAATGA